CAAGCCCCCCGCCGCCACAGATATCGCTACTGCTGGGGCTTACACTCCAGCGGAGATTGAAGAAGCCAAGGCTCTATGGGTAGAGAAGGGCATAGAGTCGCCGCACTTCAAGCGGTGGAGTGGCGGCATAGAACCAACACAAATCCCTTCCGAAAGTCTTACACCGAAGCTGAGTACAGGAGACAATGCAGGTTGGGAGAACTATTCAAGGGAGGCGCTAAACGACAAGTACGCGGACGCATATAAGCGACTTCTTGCCCAAGTTCCGAATCCCGATAACTTAAAGTATATCGATCAAGTAGCGTACACTCCAGATGTGCTTGTTGTTCACCATAGTACCCCTGGTATGCGCGGCACTACAATAGACTACGATGCGGGGCGTTCGTTCGGATTTCACGCAGGGACGACAGAAGCTGCTCAACACCGTGAGTATCGGCTTGCACGGTCCTCTCGGGCCGATGAGTTAGCAAACCCATTTGAGCCAAAACCACCACCCCACCCTATCGGTCAGGGTAGGATTCAGCCTTCGTATGACGCGGAGCGTGTGTTCTACTTTAAGTACAATAAACTACTACCTTTACCTGACGGATATGGGTGGGGCGCAAAGTCTGTCCTACTTGACTCGATTAAGTCTGCTGAGAGACTGAATGAGAAAAAGTTTGCGGCAGACCTAAAAAAGTATCTCGATGATGCCGAGTTAAGGGTACGCAACGCGGGATTAGATTGGGACGGGTCAGCCAATCTCAGGTTAAATGAGGCGGTAGAAGCACAGTCGGTACGCGATATTTACAAAAAGCACGGGTTTGATGGCGTTATCTATACGAACATAGCTGAGGACCCAGGCTCGTTGTCGATTATTGCGATCGATGATTCGTCATTAAAGTTGGCGGCTGATGCGCCGGACTTAGGTAAGGTAACCGGTGAGTTTAAGCCTACCGGATTGTATGGCGCAGGTGCCGCCGTTCCTGCTGCTGCCGCTGTACGGTCACAAAGAGAGGATGAACTATGAGAGGTCTTTTGCTACTGATGATGTTACTTAGTCAACCAGCCGCCGCAACTCAGCAAGTTGAGGGGCAGGTTACCGCGCAAACAGACGATGGGTCTTGGATATTGCAGTATGACAACAAGCGGTACGTCTGTAAGATTACTCAACTGTGCGAGGACTTCCGAGCCGATATGCACTTCATACCTACGTTTAAGTTTGCGCGTAATAAAGAGTTGATTGACTACATGACCAAGGACTGGAAGTGGCATGACTGCATTATCCACAGTTGTCGAGAGTATTAACGACATGGCGGATAAGAAATAACGTCCAGGTTCTCCCCCCACCCACATCGTCTGTTCCCATCTCGGAGCGTGAGCATGGGCGATTCCTACCGGGTGGGGGGAGGACTTTACCTGGGCATTTGCCCCGCCCCCTGATACAATCGGTTTAGCCGGTATCTTGAACGTTGTCTTGCATGTTTGTTGTCTTGCCCACCGGCTACCGTCCAACGGCAGGTTTGTTTTTCCGCTGCTGTTGGGCGGTTTTTACTATCCGCCTTGTTGGGTAGCGGCTTCTGCCATGTACTGACGACGCAATAGATCCATACGTTCGTCGAACGAAAGGTTGGTTTGCTCCGTTGTGTTAGCCGCAGGGCTCGCACCCATGTTCATCATTTCGACGGCATCAGGCACTGGTGCTGGTTCGACTGGCGCGGGTTCAGGTGCCTGTTCTGGTTCAGGCGCCGGGTATCCAGCAAGAACCATACGCAGTGCAGATTCCTTCGGAATGTTACTGGCAACCTGAACACACAAGGCGTACAGCGCGTCTTTGTCATTGTAGACGTGAGGCGCAGCTTCCTGAATCCAACTCTCGAAGTTGTCTACTTCGGCATCCAGTGCTGCTTGCTCCCGCTGCGCCTCTGCGTGCTCAAAGTTACGCGCACGTTCTTCAGCAGCCTCACGCGCCGCAATCAACTCATCAATCGTGGTCGTGTGGCTTGTTTGTTGCTTCAGAACAGCTTGCTCATGCTCTTTGCGAAGCGTGTCGAGCGCAGATGAATGGTTAGCGCGTAGCAACTCCATCTCACGTTGCTTCTCAGCCATTGGGTCGACATCACCATGCAGCCACTTCTGTACACGAAGTTCGGTGTCACGAATCTCTTTCTCTCTGGTGTCTAAGGCACGACGCTTGACGGCCGCTTCTTGGAACGCTTTGGTGTAACCGCGTTCATAGTTGCGATACTTCGCAGTCATGCCCCGCTGCACAACGTCTCGAATGTTCTCGTCGAGTCCGGTGTACCAAGCCTCTTTTTGGATTGACTCAAGTTCACCGTTCCAATCAAGGACGTCAGGTGCTGCTTCCAATGCGTCTGCCGCAGTTTCGGTAGACTCAACAGAGTCAGAGGCTACCTCGACTGATTCTTGTACTGACTCTACAGGCTCCGACGATTCAACTGATTCGGTGGATACTGCTTCGTCTACGGCTTCGTTGTCTTCTTCAAACATTATTTCCCCTTGTTGCTTGAGTGGTTATTTTGATTTCTTTACTGCCGATTTCATCGCGGCCTTGGTAGCCCCAAACATACCGGAGACACCACCTACGGCATCAGTCAGTTTCGCGCCTATGGGTGACGCAGACCCAAAACCAGCGGCACCGGTCAACGCTTTAGCCATTGATGGGCCACCTTCAGCCTCTTCAGGCATAGGTTCTTCGGCTGGTGGTTCTTCGGCTGGAGCCATATCAGCTTCCAAAGCCGCGTCTTCCGTCGCTGTGTCCGCTGTACGCGCAGCAATCTTCTCTACCTGCATGCGAAGTTGCATGTCACCAGCCAGCATTTCTGCGATCTCTGTAGGTGACTTACCTTCCATCTGAGGCATCATTTGCGCCGCTGCTAAGATTTGTGACGCGCGCTCAGGAGAAACACCCAACATATCTTCGAGGGGCTTCGTGTCCATGGTTGCGTCGTCGCCCGCCATGTCTTCTTCGGTCATGTCAGCAGGACTTGTTTCTTGCGGGCCCAACGCGCCTTCGACATTGTTCAGCATGTCACCCAGCATCAAAGAGTCGGCCTCATTTGCCAGTGGCACCAAGTCACGATCAGGGATGACCTCTTGCGCGGCACCTTCGCCTTCGGGCATGGGTGGCGCATCTTCGGGTGCTCCAGGTTCTCCAGCGTATGGAAGTTTCTTACCTGTTTTGGGATCGGTGGGCATGGGAGTCTCCTTAATATATGTGGTGTAACATACCACGTAGGATTAGTCAGTTGTTGGTTCCTGCTTCGCAGGCTTCTTTTTCTTGGCGAGTTTCCAGGCTTGAGTCAGCCCATGACTTGCGATGCTTTTACCTGTGAGTATTCTACGCTCTCCGCTTCTCATGTGCTCATAGACGTACGCATCTTGATACGGCATGTCGAGCACGTAGCGTAGCTTGCTCTCATTCAGTATCACTCTTTGCCTTTTACTAAGTCAGCAGCAGAAGCGATCCTTGTCTTTGTGTTTCCAACAGCCAAGTGTTCTTGTGCTCGGCGCTTCTGGTGCTCACGGATACCCTTACGCATGTTCTCGTCAATACCGTGGCTCTTGCGTTGCTTGAAGGAACGGTGCCGAAGTTCGTCTAATCGTGTGCTTTTTTGCGTATCGCTTTCGTGGGATACCTCGACGCGCTTGCCGGGGAACTTCTTTTGAATGGCAGCTACGCACCGATCATAGTCTTCTTTTGTCTCAGCCTTACCCATGACACCAAAGTCGACTGGTGCAAATGAACCGTAGCCCTGGCCGTGGATCGCAAAGCTGAACCCTTTGAAACTCATCTTACGTTCGCTACCGCACTCAGGACAGTCGGGTGGGCCCTCTGATGTGCGGTAGAACACTTCGTATTCAAAGAAGTCGCAGCCAGTACATTCGATATTGTTTGTTCTAAAACTCATTACAACCCAAATGCCTCCATCTTAGCTTTATTCGCCTTAAACTTTTCTCTTTGTGCTTTGTCGTCGTGAGCACGCATGAGGTCTCCCTCTTCGCCTGTAGGCACTAAAAACACTTCCCCTGATTCATACGTTTCTTTCGAGTACGGGATGCCGTCAATCTCTACACCCTCTTCGGTATACGGCTGTCTGTCTTCGTATGATTGTCCGTAGTTCTTTGCTGCTGCGTCGAAAGCCTTTTGGATGAGTTGTTCAGGAGTCATGTCCTCACTACCCTCCAGGTGAGGCGCATAGAGTTCAGCGTTCACGTCAGCGGCACCCGAAGTTTTCACCGGATCACCACCGCCATTGGTGCCCTCATCTTCTTCGTCACCACCCGTCTGTCCTTGACGCTTAGGTTGTTTTTTGCCGCGTTCGACTGCCTGCCCCGCAGCTTTTTTCCACTTCTCTGCTCGGTCTTCTTTTTCGATCGCTACATTCGCTGCCTTGTCTTCCTCGGATAGAGGCTCGTCGTGCACAGGTGTTTGTTCGTCGGCTTCTTCAAAAAACTTGCGGAAAGCTTCTTTATCTTTGTCTTCTTCTTTAGATTGGTATACCAATCCAGCCCCAGGCTTACTGCTATCGAAGCTAAAACTTTTCTGCACCTCTCTTTTTTGTGCGTCTAGTTTTTCGGCAAGGTCAGGGTATTTGCGAAGGTGTACAGCTTTCGCGTATTTGCGTTGCTGAGTTGGGGTGCCCTCGGGCACGGTTACAGTGCCTGTACCTGCCTCGCCCTTGCCCCCAAGTGAGATTGTTTGTTCTTCGTCCTCATCTTCTCGCATGCGCTGTAAAACGTTTCCAGCGGTTTGATCGGTTGAGATCGCACCCGGTTTCTTTTCTACACCCATTTTAGTCTCCTATTGCTGGCGTATCGGTGCGCCACCACCAGCAGCTAACACCTCTTCTGGCGCGGCCTCTGCGGGTGCTGCCCCTGGGGCTATTTCGACAACGTTCTCGTCGAGAGCCTGTTGCGTGTCTGTGAGAGCCTGACTTGCACCGTCTGGCGACTGAGCACCTGCGATCATCAACTCTTGTTGTTGTGCAGCAGCAGCGCTCATTGCAGCATCCTTTGGCGGCATCAGTACGTTCTTCGATAGTCCGATACCTTCGATGAGTTCTTCCGTCAGTTGACGTACATCAATGTGCGGGCTCTGGACCAGCATCGGAAGCATCTGAATCATGGACTCCAACACAACTGCGGGGTTGCGTTGCATTGGGTGATGTGTGGTCATCTCAAAGTCGACCAGCACGTCTGCGATTGAGTCTATTGTAACTGTATCCCACCGACGTTCGCCTGAGACTCGAACCGTCTTGGCCTCACTCATGTAGAGTTTCGAGAGGTAAAAAGCCTTCGCAGCCACGTCTTGAAGGGAATCGTTGAGGTGTCCTTCGCGGGTGGCAAGACGGTTCCGCATTTGGGAATCGATGATTGCCATTTCGGTCGCGGTCCTGGCCCCAGTAACCTGTCCCCGTGCGGCCTCAGCAAGTGCAGATATAAAAGCTGCATCGTCTTCCTGTCGAGCGATGAACTCCTTAACTCCCTGCGGTGAATCAGGCATCGGCATTGGGTAAAACAATGTGGCTAAGTTTCGCAGTGCTTCGCTGTTCTCTGGCGCAACACCGATGAACGCACCGGTTGACGACTCAACTGCCTTGTTCAGATCCTCTTCTGTGATTCGTCCTGCATCGTACAGAATCCTCGGAATCATTAGGTAGGTGATCTGCTTCATGTGACTGAGCAAATCATTGACCGTTTGTTGTTGGTCGAGAATCAACTGGACTTCGCTGAGACCCAAACAGTCAACGCCTGAGTGGTTCAAGCTGAACATGCTGTATGGAATGTAGTCGATCTTGTCTTCAAACACGACGGCGTCAGCTTGCTTTACGTAGTGCTGTACGATGTTTCGTTGGCGATCGTAGTATTCCCATACTGTGACCCATTGAAACGAATCACGTACTGTGTTCGTCTGACCTTTTTGTGACCGGTCGAGCATCCAACTTGGGTAGCGATCGGGTCGAATGTCTCCAAGCTTTTCGGATTTATACCGCCCAGATTGTACGCGTGCCTTGAACTCAGACCATGGCATGACTGTAGCTTCCAACCAGTAACGCACATCGTCTACGTCGCGCACAGTCATGTCGAAGAACAGCGCGCTCGGGTCGACTACCTTGACGACAGGGCGGTCTTCTACGGTACTCCAACCAGTCTTGAAGATACCGCGCTTACAGAGAACGGCATCAATCAGTGCCGTGGCTGCGCGTCTACGCATCTTGTTGGAGTGAAACACGTACTCCATAAAACCGTTGACTGCCGGCGCTGCGTCCTCACTGTCCGGGTTTCTCGGGTTTGCTGCAACAACCGGGTTGGGCCCAAGTAGCGCCGATACCGCAGTATCTGCGATGGCGTACACAAGGTTCTTGGAACTTAGCAGTGAGTTACCCGAGTCGCCAAGATCCGAGGCTCCTTTGTTTGAAAAGAAGTCTCCGCGATAGAACCTACGCGCCCGATCAAACGACTTCTTTTCGTTCTTCTGGTAGAACGATAGGTGCTTGTCGATAAGTTGATTAAGTTTATCCATTGTTTCCGCCACCATCCTGCATCTTCTGTGCGCGTGTCAGCGCAGTCTCTATAACTTCTCTTGGCGTTCCTTTTAAGCCGTAAGTCGCGCCCATTACTTGGGATGACGAAAGCCCCATTTTTCTGAGCGCCTTACTGAGAAGTTCATTCTGTTTAGTCGATAACTCTCTTTGTGACGAGTAGCCCCCGAAACTGCCGGTCATCATAAAAGCGCTGCGTTGCTCCGCTGTTTTTCCCTTCTTAAACAACGCCTTGGGTGATCGCATCATCCACTTACCAGGGCCACCTGAGTCTTTGAAGCCCTCGGCCATTATCCCTCTACCCTTACCCATTAGTCACTTCCTTCGATCAAAGACACCTGATCGGGTATTTGGGGTAGGTAGTTCGTTGTTACCTGACCGCCAGGTTGTAGTCGTCGACTAACAATCTTATTGGCTCTTAGGGTTATTTCTACAGGTTTAAGAGTTAGTCGGTCACCTGCGGTTGTCACAACGACCATTGACTTGTCTGTGACGACTCTACCGCCGCGCTTAACTACTTCAGTTGCTGCCCGGTTCGACGGGTTGCTCGTTATTTCGTTGTAGTTGGCCATTTAACCTCCAAACCTTGACGCAGGTTTGTACGGGTTTCTGTAACGCATTTTCTCTGAGTGCTTAATCTTGTCAAGGTCCTTAATGGTGACCTGACCGGGTACATACGTCGACGATGGTACCTCATCCTGTACTTTGGTGAACTTTCTTTTTGACAAAATGTCAGCGGCCATGACGGCTGTTCGGGCACGGTCGAAGTGGTGTGTGGTGCCATCGAGTCCCTTCGCACGTTTCTTGCGACTACCATCGTAGTTCACAAGTTGGTGCAAAAGGCCGCGACTACGCACTTCGATGTCTCCCTGCCGGATCATGCGTACCAGACGTGCCTCTGCTTCTTGGATGCGCTTGTCTGTGGCGTACCAGCCTGGGTGACTGCGATCGGTCCACAGGAGGTTCTTTGCCCCGGAGTCTCGGAGAATGGCAATACAGGCTGTTGCGTTCGACTCAACGATTAACATTCCACCATTGTAATGTTTTTGCACCGTGAGTAGTCGACGAGCAAACTTTGCCGGGTCTTCCCGCTCTTCCCAAAAGGCTATCTCACGTCTCTCATGCGCGTCCCACACGGTCAGGGCAGACTTATCGCCCCGTGCGCCGAAGCCAGCAGGGTCAGCCGTGATGATGTACTTGGTACCTGCTTTGGGTGGGTCGAGTTCATTACACCCGTGCAGACCGATACTCGGGTCGTTGACTGCCTTGGCCAATGCAGGCTTGAGTACGTCTACCGGCATGACGGGGTTCAGTGAACCGATCCAACCATCATAAGGGTCGGATGGATACTTAGATGTAAATAACCTATGGTCACCGACAAACTCAGTCTCAAGACCTAACCGCCTGAACGCAAGGTTCTCGTCAGACATACCTGGATGACGTGCTCGGTACGCAATCTCAGAGTCTGTCGGTACGAACCCTTCGGCTGGTACACGACAACTATCGTCATCCCACCAGTTTAGGAACAGAGGCTTAAAGCGGCCACGTCCTTCCATTGTAGAGTGCCACATCTGTTCGTGGTGTGACCCGGCTCGCCCAGGAGTGGACTCCAAGATGACCCGTGCGTTTGGGCGCTTGTTGATTGTGGGGAAGATGTTGACCGCCGCTTTGCGCTGCCACTGCGCTTCACCAAACTCTGTGATGATGAGACGGTCAATGGATCGACCGACCGCAGGGGAGCGCCCACCTGCTGTGAGTACCTTAATGCCTCCACCGTGCAGGAAATGTATTTGGGTCGCCCCGGCCTTGCGGCCAGGGGCCAATGGCATCCTTACATCACTTGGTAATCTATGATAGGCAAACAAGATTCGCTCGAACACATCCTCGGCAGTGTCTTGACGCTCAGCGATCAGTGTACCCTTTACACCGCTTAGATACATGCAGTCACGCAACAAGAGCATGACACTAACTGTAGTAATCTTTGCCTGACGAAACTTATTTACCATGACCCAGCGGTTTTGTGCCGCAGCATGCAGCAACCGTTTTTGAGTAGGTGTGGGGTTCATGTATCCTGTAGACTCGTCTTCACGCACAATCTGACACATAGACACAAATGCGTCTGGTGTGGCGAACATGGCCTGTATCTTGACCATGTTGAGTCCGTCTACATGAGCAAGCTTTGCCCCACTTGGCAGTCCGATTGGTCTCGAACCTTCCACACTTGCTTTCGTTTGCGCCATTGCACCACCTATGTGATCATGGTATCACGGAAGTACGATAAAGCACATCAGGAAGTAGTTATGCCTATTGGAAGCGACGTTCGCTACACAACACGTAACAGCAAGAAAAACGAACAGTCTGAACCCCGTGGTAAGCGTAAACTACTCATGATTACGATGAAGCAGCTAAAGAAGAAACAACAAGGCGGCAAGCAAGCGAAAGACAAGCGCTAACCCTAATGTTGTTGATTAAGTCGACCCTACACTTGTCAAGATCACATACGTAGTGTAGAAGTAATATACGCACCCCCCAAGTTTGTTCGGGTAGCCGAAAGGTCCGTGTGGGTTGGTCAGGGCAGGCGACGGTTGAATCAAACTACTTTCATACTTAGCTAAGGTACAAAATGTCCATCTCTACTGAACTTTTGAACACCACCTTTGAGGACCTTCGTGGTCCCCTGGTGAACTCATTTGTTCGTAGCAGTGAACTTTTTGAGGCGCTTGACAAGAAAGCACGGATTCCAATGGAGAGCGGTACACTCATCGAGCGTACTTTCTCTGGTGGTGCTCCTGCTCGTGGTGTCGGTATCTACGTTGGTGACGAACTTCTTAACATGACTCGTCGTCAAGAGATCCGTAAGTTCCAGGTCGAACCTCATAGGCTCGCTGTTGCGATCAACATTCCCAAGAAAGAACTTCAGATGAACAGCGGAAAACTCGCTGTGATCCGTCTCATTGAAGAGTATCCCAAGACTGTTCTTGAGGGTGCGAAGGCAGACATCAACTCTTACCTACTTACAGGTACGAGTCGCGGTATTGTCTTCAACACCTCTGAACTGGCTGGTCTGCTCACTCTGAACGGTGACGTCTCTACCGGTATCGGTACTGGCGTCGCTCACGGTCTTCTCGACTGGCAACCCCCTGCCAGCCAAGGTGACAAGGTTCAGAATGTGACCAAGTCTTCTTCTTACTTCCACTTCAACCAGTACGCTGAAATGGGTGCTTATGGTACAACAGGTACGAAGATTCTTCGTTCTTTGTATCGTAAGTGCGCTCACTACGCTGGTGGAATGGGTAAGGGTCCAGACTTGTGCATCTTTGATGATGACACATTCGCCAACTTCGAGAACGATAAGTTGAGCAACGTTCGCGTTTCAGTCGTCGAAGACAAGACTGAAAAGAGCACAATGCTTGGCCTCGAACTCGGTATCGCTCAGGTCTATTCTTCTCTTGACCTGGACGCATCAATCATGACAACTACTCCTGCATCGGGCGCTACTTACGCACCTGACGAGGGAGCAGCTTACTTCTTGAACACTGACTTTATGGAGTTTGCAATGGCGGAAGCACCGACCATTAGCGAGTTCAAGGAACGTGTTGGTGACCAAGATGTTGTGACTGCTGTGTTCACTATGCAAGGAAACTTGATCTGCACCAAGACTCCCGCTCAAGGGTGTGTTGCTGGAGGTGCTGCATGAGTGGTACTTTTAGTTCAGGCGCTTCTGTCGTCGATGGAGCAGTTGGCAAAGATTGGCCGGCTGCTACATATTCCTTTGAGGCATACCCTGTAGGTACTCGCCGTACGCAAAAAGCGGACGAAGTAACCGCTGCTAACTCGACTCATTATGGTGATCGGGAGTGGATCTTCGTTTACAACGATGATTCATCGGCGTTTGCGGAAGGTAACGTAATCATGCTGGATAACAGCGATTACGCATCCTTTCACGGACTGCTCTCCACCGCGACACTTCATGTGTATCGGATTCTTGGAGTAGCTGGTGGTGCGATTGCCGCAGGTGAGTACGGTTGGATCATTGCAAAGGGTGCTGGTGAAGTTCAGTGTGACGGTGGTGTTGCTCAAGGTGATCGTTTGGTCGCTCACGCAAGCACTGCGGGTATCGCTGACACAATCACGCTCAACGCTGATGCAACTACCGACAATCTTGAATGTGTCTTTGCAATGGCTCTTGAAGCCGATGCTGGTTCTTCTTCGGGAGACAAGGCAACATGCTGGATTAACGGTGTGTGGTAGTTAACTACTTCGTGATATACTTAGGGGGCGTGGCTTTCGGGCTCCGCCCCCTTCGTCTTTTGGAGGCACCGTGAATGTTTCTCTTGGTTCGTTGCGTCAAAGACTTCTTGCTATGCGTGCGTGGGATAGCAGCGGAAAATCACTCGACGAAAAGCTAAATAGCGCAATCAACCAGGCACTTGATCGTCTTGCAGGTGATGTACCCGAAGCACTCATTCCTGACGAAGAACATGTCGTGCTCCAGCCGCCGCAGAAAAGTGGCGACGACTACGTAAAAGCTTACTTAGTCTGTCATCCCACAGATAAACGTTTGCTGCTATTTGTCGATAAGAACGGGGTGCCGATTGATTCAACTAGGTCACTCACAACTTGGCGGCCAAGATGTACTGGTGAGTGGGATGGCATTATGCACATCGAAGTCAAGGACCCATCGGGTCGGTGGCATCGTCGCCAATGCCGCGAGTTCTTTTTTGACGATCAAAGCTACGCTATGACACGGTTGAACATTCGACCTTTTGGTACGGCTAGCAATATAGCAGTTGGCCAGAAAGCTGTTAGTTTTGTACGAACTTCTAAGGCTACAGAAGAAGCCAATAAGATTACTAAAGCGGCAATGGCGCAGTTTCGAGAAGAGTATGACTATACTCAAAATAAAGCGTCAGCGAATAACGTGGCCAAGGTATTTGTTAATGAGTATCTTGCGGGTGCAGGTACCAAGAGTGCTGTTGCTGCGTTCAAGGCGAGCAGCAGGCAAGACGCAGCAGACAAACTAAGCATTGCCCAGGCTAACGGACTTCCAGTTGAGGAAGTTAACCAGGCATTTCTGTCTCAGTTTCGTGCGAAGTTACGCAGTCGCGGCATAAAGTTCAGTACGTTTGATAGTTATGGTGGTGCCCTCCAAGCGAAGAAGTTGCCCTTTGCGGCAGATCCCAGCTACGACGTAACTGTTCGTTCTTTGTCTACTAAGACGAAAGACTTTGAAGTCTTTGACCATGACCCGACTCAACTGTTTAAGAAGAACCGAGAACCGGCGGTTTCCTTGCATAGTAATGAGAATAATGGTCAAAAAGCACAGACCAATCAGCGACCAAATCCCGACAGAGAGTTTCATCAAAGAAGACAGTACATGGTGACTTTGGACAGGCCGTGGAGAAACAACTTAGACGGGTGGTCGTGGTATACGAAGCTAGTGGTAGGTTCTGTATACGACCCACAAACCCAATCGTGGAAGAGAGTGTCCCGCGAGATTAAGCAACAGACGGTCGGTGAACCTATGGAGTTTCGTATCTACCAACCTGAGTTCTTTCTTCGGGATGATGTGACTGAACTTCATGAGCCCGCTGTTGTCTACGATGAGACCCAACAGCAAATATGGTCCATTGACACAGCCGGTGCTGACCGTGCTGGTATGCGAGACTATCAGGGTGACACGGAAGGTAGACCTGTTCGCATGTTCAGAGGTAGACACTTCCAACTACCCGCACCTACTGAACCACCGAAGCTGAACTACGTCACTCAAAATATCGCACCTTGGGTGCATGAGTTGCTATCTAAGCCGTTACCAGGTGGTGATAGTGGGGCTCTAGGCGGCTTAGCTGACCTACTGGTTCCTTCGGGTGACCACGAGTCTCTGAGGCAGGGTACGTGGTCAGTGTGCTACACGTACGTCTGGGGTCGGAGAGACAAAGAATGGCAGCAAGCACCTAACATTGCACCTAAAGGTCATCGAGGTTTGTCGTCCGAGATTGAGATTAACTGGGCACATACACAAGGGATTCATGCGTCTACTTTACGACCTACTTCGTCTACAAGTATCGCAGGTATAACTGACCCTACTTGGGAGAGTGCGCCGTCTCCAGCGGAAACGGTATTCTTAGACCCCACGAATCTGATGACTAAGGGCGCAATCTTAGTAAAAGCGACTAATATTGACGCTATGTTGGGTTTCTCGGACCCGTATACGCAACGATTTGGCCGAAGTGGTTTGCGCCTTCGTTTTTATGTTTCGCATAATGCTTATGAAGGTAGGGGTATAGCCGGCGGGATAGGTAGCCAAGGCGCAATGGCGAATACAGAAACGGGTAATAAGTTTTACCTGCTGTGTGAAGTAGAGCCTACGTACGATGAGTTCGCCGCTAACCCTCAAGCCGCCTGTCAGTTCTTTTGGCGTGGTAGTTGTTTGTATGACATTGAACGACCTTTGCGCCATAGTACGGGGTACTATGCGTACAAAACTTATCCGGTACAAGATAGTCGATACGAACTTGATTTGCGCGTTTCGCGGCTACCCAAGAAACTGATTGATGACCAGGATACTCCGCCAATCCAACGTGACGCTATATCCGCTTTGATTGAGTTGTCTGCGTACTACGTAGCCTTGCTCGATGGAGCCGATCAGGCAGGTGCACAAGTTCACTTAGATCGGTATACTGAGTTGGCTCGGAGATACCGATCACGCTACGCGAACCCAGCTAAGATTGTCGAACCTACTTCGATCATCGGGGGTACGTCTTATCGGTCTCGAAACGGCCTATTTGGCAACTACGCATCACTGAAACAGGATAGTTAGTTTTAGTATTCTGTCCACCCTGTTATAGTTGGGACGCAACACAACGTAAGGAGGTTGCATGTCATTCAAACTACCCCGACCCGCGATTGGCGACACACTTGAGCGCCAAAACCTCGACGGTCAAATCGAAGAGGCGATGGTCACCAGCCTCAAATACAACAAAGAAGATCCGACTTTTTGGCACTCTGTTTTAATCACGCGCAATGGATTCGAGTTTGTCTCATCTCACGCGAACCCGATTACGCACACAGATTGGCGCCCGAAAGGTTGGGTATATCATCGCACAACCAACTCATTCTTACCTGTTGGCGCAAGCCCCGTTGCTGGTAGCAGCGAGATTGTTTTCGACGAAGGTACTGAGCCAGACAAGCTGGAAGAGTTGCCTTTGCCGCCTCCTGTGGCTGGTGAGCGCTACATGTCTTGGCGCGCACGCGCGTATAAGGCTGTGCCTGACCTACGAGGGAACCCGTCTGCCCCTGAACTTCTTTCGATGACTTGGAAGAAACGCGAACAAGTATCGTTTTAAGAGATTGAACCTTGGCCTCTCCAGCACAACAGCAGGTACTTCAATGGGTCATTCCCCCTGGGCAGGCCGAGGTTCAGTATTCTCCGCAGGCTTTAGGTCAGCATGTTCAAAACTTTGGCGTCACGAGAGACGGTACACTTCGTACAATACCGCTCATCACACCGTATGAAATAGCATCTGATCGTAAAGCAAGCATAAGCGAGGGGTACTGGCCCCAAGAAACGGGGTGCCCCGAGGTTTTAACCGAAGGTTATGATGGGTGGACGTACTCATGTAGTACACCCTTGGGTACCGTCTTTCATGCCCGACTGTTCGACAAGTGTGCTGATATGCTTTTCGTGTCTGCGGGCTCAAAACTGTATCTGCATAAACCGTGGAATACAGGTGGAACAGGTGGCAGCAGCTATGCTGAAGAGGGTGTTTATCACCAACCGAACTTCTTACCGGTACTCACGGATTTAACAGCGCTTACAAGTGACCAGCAAAAACTCACAGGCCCTGTAACTTTTCCTCACCAGTTTGTGGTGTTCAACGACTTCGTCATTTTTAACAACGGGTTGGACCAGGCTCATATCATTACACCCGAAGGTACGGCATTTAAGCTTGGATTCAGAGACATTCCAAGCGCTCCGATTGCGGAGGGTCCAACGGGCGTGGACATCGTAGGGCGTGATTCATTCTACCCCAACTCACATGGGTACTCTTGGGAAGGCAACATCGGGACGGCCGGTGACATGCTATCCGGTGACGGTGGTGGTGTGCTCGCAGGCCACTTTATTTATCACGTACAATACGAAGATCAGTTTGGTAACCGCTCTGCTACATCTTCAAGGTCAAATGCAGTCCATATACAGCCACACAGCGCTAATCCGATTCGTGGTGGTAGTGATGGTGTTGAGGGGATCATTGCTAAGCTTGAAGAAACGTTAGGTCTTGAGATCAAAGACGTTCAACGTCAGTTTCTTTTGCGCTGTTCTTTGCCTGACCACACACCTATCGGGTCTCAAGCTGATAACTCTTGGGTAACTTCCGGCGTCAGCATAAAAGAAACCGCACGCGCAAGCGACGTAGTTGCCGTAAACATTTACCGCACACCTGACATTGATAACGTAGGTCCAACTCCAAGACTTGTGACACGTCTATCGGCTGCTGGCGACTTTGACTTCCCTGATAATGTTCCTGACGCAGAGTTAGGCGATGACATGGTACCTACCGTAGCCATCCCGATATTCAAAGTTATGTGCGTACACCAGGGCAGGCTCATCATTGGCAACATCTCGGGCTCCCCTGGCATGGTAATGCGCTCTGAACAGGGGTACCCAGGAACATTTAGCGCCATTGACTTCACGTTTCCCGATAGTGGTGGTGAAGAGATTACCGCTCTGTTCTCTCACAACAATCAGCTACTCGCTTTTACCGAGACAACCGTATACGCACTGGATGACTTTGCAGCACCAACACCGATTACGCACGGTGTCGGCTGTGTCGCACCGCAGAGTATCCAAGTCATGCGTGACGGCTCGCTAATCTGGTTAGGTCGTGACGGCTTCTACGCTCTCCAAGGCGGGGCCATCAACCTGATCAGCACCGCGATTGACAGAACCATGAAGGTTTACGTTAACCGGAACAGGCTTAGGCTTGCTGCCGCTGTGATTGACCCCGATAGTGGAGAGTACCGCTGCGCTGTTTGTGAGGCTGGCTCAACAGCCCAAAGTTTGATTTTGTGCTTCGACGGTGACTACTGGCGCGAGATCAACTACAACATGCACATCTCAAGCTTCGCAGTAACTCGGGATTCCCGAAACATGTGCTTAGCAGCGGCAACCGACGTTTTTTACATCTCTTCTGTATCAATATCGAAGGAAGACACGGCAGGTATACTCTATTTACAGAGGTTTGGTGGGCAGCAGAGTGACCCCTTACATCGTCGCGGGCCCAGCGTCTACGTACTAAACCGAGAAACGGCTGCAAGTTCTGTGACCTGCGACTTTTCGCACAAAGCTGTTTACCGGTCAGGCTGGCTTAGAGCAGACCAAAACTCACTTACTCCCGTGAACGTGCGTACCATGTATCTCGGTCTGGTTGACACGGAGAACGCTTCGTTTCGCTTGAAGTTTTACAAAAACGGCTCTACACAAGTAGTGGATGAACTCGTAGTTAAGTCGGTTGGAACAGACGAAGGCACTGAAATAGTGGCCGATGTTGGCGACTTGGCCGTTATTGGTAGTAGTCGAAACCAACGACCGAGACTATTTTGGCGTAAAATACCAGTTAACATGAGCACTGTGAATACTTGGTGCTTTGAGATAGAAACCGCCATAGATGGGAGCGGTGGGTCAGTTGAGATTGCTTCTTTTGCCTTTGACGTTTCAGTGGCAACGTCGGGTAATCCGAGAGCAAGAATACCTGGTAGAGAGGATATTTAATGCCTTACGAGTTCCCGAAACATGTGCTCAAAAACAGCGAGGTTCTTGACCCAGACAACCTGACTCTTGAGGTTGCACCTGCGGCAGAGCAACTATCAGGGAACTTGGGCGCTACTAACTTTAGTGGTTTAAACACGAACATCAACCCGCTACTCGCAGACAGCGGCGCCTTTGGTTCTTGTAAGTTCACGTCTCGGGTAGGTAGTAACGACTTTCGTATTTATGGTATTGGAAACGGAGGCACTACCGAACCTACCCAACCACAGGGTCCCGTTCTTTTCGCGGAAAAGTCTGGTTGGCAAACAGTTTGCGTGGTCGACCAAGGGTATGTAACCGAGACATCAAGGCTTTGGCTTTCGGGAATCGGTCAACATCTCTGGTATGCCTTCACCCTACCTTTAGAAGACCGTGATGGAATCATCGGCCGAACTCCCTTCCCAGGCCATCATTATCAATACGGTGATTTTAATATAGATGAAGCTTGGCCTTCACCAAGAACTACAGGTTTAACGTCGTACCCACGAAAATCCTACGGCGCGATGGTTCAGTGGGCCTTGCGTGTAAACGGCCGCGTTATCGATGATTCAGTGACGGGGTGTCATGATGATCAACAGCAAGGCATCGTACCGATACAACTCAAAACGGAACGGCTTGCCGATGACGAGAGAGTTCAGTTTCCGGGGCCGTCAGGGGAAAAGACCCCGCAAAGATCCGCTTTAGGTACCGCTGCTTGGCCTTGTAGGCTCGGCACCATTGTTGACATCTCACCTGGTAACTGTGTAGTCGAACTCGTCGTACGAAGACTTGATGATGATAGATTTTCCAAACAATATGGGAACAGGGTGGAGCACAATAAAGTCGGCGTGATGAACGCGTCACTTAACGTCATCACACTACCTACCCGAGTAGGTTCACCTGTTTCGTCAGAGTCAGTAAACTCTCCGCCTTTCATAGACCAAGAACTGTTTAACCCAGGAGACAGCATAAGTAGTGCCGCATCTGCGCTATCCGCATTGCGCAAAGGTAACATCGCTCCTGGCGCGTTTCGACCCGAACACATGATGGGCGGCCCCATAGTCAGTTTCGACCAAATAGGTCTTCACGCAAAGACTGAGTATGGCTACAGCGGATTTACTTACCACAATCGAAGACCTGACTCGGAGTTTATTGCGCGGGCGTGGTTAGGTGAGAGCGACTATAATCCACACACACCTAAGATTACTTGGGATCACAAAGAGGGGTACCCTGCCACAGGCGCTACGAAAGATACATCTGGTTGGTGTATGTGGGCAGTTCGTTCGCACAATGAAGAACGACTCAACTATTCTGACTCACTGCTTACAGACCACGATGAGTCAAGTGTAAGTCCGATAGTAACAAGCACAAACCACTCGATAGCAACTCAGGTTGTTCCTAACCTTTCATCGCTTTGGCGTGAAAAAGATCAAGGCTTTTGCGCTCTTCGCTCTGAGTTCGCGTATAAAGCCAACCGTAACAGAGCGTTGTTAATCACCGCAGACGTACAAGTGCTTTTACTACACGGCCACAGGCATGCGTTTGCAAGTAAAGATGGGAGTGTTGACTTTGTAAGTCTTACCAAGAGTGCTCCAGATAAGACGGGCGGCTCTGGGGGGTCTAGTTTTATTCCCGATACTGGGGGGACTAGTTTTATTCCCAATAGCGGCGTATCTTCCTTTATAAACTTCGACGGGGCTTCAGCCGCCGGGAGTTCCCCGGGCGGGTTTTATCACAAACTCGTGGTGGAAAGCCAGCAAACAAAAAGGGCATACTCTAACGCAGGTGTGTTTGGGTTCTTCCGTCTTGGATTTCATATTAAAGGTCAAAGTGACAGCGATTGGGTTATTCCCCCCCGTTCTGAGGTGTTTGTGAATCAGTTTAATAACTGGAGAGAGCACCCAACACTTGAAACTGACAGCGAGTTTAGAGATGCGAGGCCCCTAGCCAACCAAGTAAACTTGAGTCTTCAAATGATGGTTAGTAGACCGTGGCTCGACTGGACATATTGGGACTATGCCCCTGGTGGTGCCAAAGAAAACACTACCTCGCTCGGTCACATGCAAGAGAGTTCACAAAACATGGTAATCGATGGTGTTGCTTTGTTCGTCGCAGGAGCAGAAACCAACACATTTTATGGTCCGACAGTAGGGTTAAGTGGTGCAAACCTTTCAGCTATGCTTATTGATTTTGGGCATACTGACAGCGTGGTACCTACGTTTACAACGCTTGTTGCCGCTGTGTCATCCGAATGAGTTTTACTCTGCACGATACCGCGATCTATAGCGAAGGCAGTGTTTTCGACACGGAAAAACACGCCGTCAATCTGTATTCGCCTAATCAACCTGAAAATAGTATCTATGGTTCGTTGAATGGGCGCTTAGGTGATGGCTCGTTTGCCCTTACAGGTCCTGGTGAAAGGAACTGGCCGGTACATAAATCGCATGTGTGGCCGACGTTAATGTCAAAGTCTTTCGGTACCGCTTCTCTGCTGACTGTCGAATACTTTAGCCAAAGCACTCCCGCTGGCGGTACTCCGTATAGCCATGCGCACCACCCCGAAAGATATGGAACGATTGCAGGTACATCAATCAAGTTTTTCTTGCCCTACCCAAGTGTCAGCCACATCGACATATCAACTTACCTATCTATCTGGCGCCCTTTCTACGTGTGGGACCATGATGGGGGTACTATGGACGCGGCTGATAGGAGGATTGTGACCTCCACGCCCGCAAGGTTACGGTTGGTAGTTGATAGCACACCTGTAATGGAACGCGGACTACCATTTAGCGCTCAAATGAGCCCAGCACATACTGTACCTAAGCTAGAACTTGCAGACAGAGAAGATATTAAGGGTGACGTACGCACGCACGAAGTTACCCAAGGGTTCTATAAATCAATGCACCACGTAGCATATCTGTCTGCTGGATGGCACGAAGCCCATATCGAGTACCGACTAGGTGACGCCACCTTTGGTATGGAGTCAACGATCAAGCGCGGTAACCAGCTTGTTGACACAGATGTAGAAGTTGGGACGCGGCTTTTATGCGGAATACGTAATGCGCGAGTTCTGTCTTTTCGGGGACCACAGATATTCTCTATTCAGGGTCACGTAGGTGTACAAACTACTTCGAGACCTGTGACTTCGCGTGTCACCGTAGACTCTTGGGGCCGCGAAGAGAGCAGTAATACAGATAGGCTGACTTTGTACTTCAAACTTCGACTACTCCAACGAACGACCGTAGTATATATGTCAACTGAAAAAGGTGAAAAACTTATCCTGAAAGCAAAGAAAGAGACGGGTGAGTCTGATAACCTTACGGTAGTTGCATACAAACAACCGGAACAGACGTAGCCGTCAAAGGAGCAAAATGGACTTGTTTTTTCCGCGACTAAAGCCCTGGCAATATGCGTTGCTTGCTTGCCTCTTTGTGATTTGTTGGGTTTTTGGTGCCCCGTTTGAAGTCGGCGCTGATGGAGTGGTGTACGCTGAGCCGCTAACTATTATTGCTGCGGGTATTGCGATGGGCGCCCTGTCGGGTGGCGCACAACTACTTGGTCAGCACGTCGCCCGAAAGAAGTACGAAGAGAGCGACATAGGTAAAGCAGAAGCTGCCATCCTCAAAGAGCAGGCGAAGATTGCCAAGACTCCGCTTGAAGAACTCGGACTCACTGAGGGTCAGAAGCGTAAAGCTGTAACCATGGCACTTGAGCAAGCACGGTCGCAGAAACGTCAGCTTGAAGACCAACAGATGAGAGCGCGAGACGTGCGTGGTCCAGTACGCTCTGGTATCGAAGCTATCCAAGATACCAAACTGCGTGAAGCAATGTTGCAGGCAGGTGCGGCAGCAAGATCAGACATCGAATCACAGTCGGCTCAGTTGGCTCTTGCTCGCAAGCAAGGGGCTCAAGGTGTCGTACTACCCGCAGCCCAATCCAGGCTTGCTCAGATGCAGCAAACAGCCGCATTGGCGGGCTCCACATTCGCAGGCGGCGCCGCTGGTGGCGTAGCCGCTGCGGGTGGTTACTACCAAGGCGCAGGTGCTGGTACCGGTACCGGCACAACGAAGTACGTACAGACGCAGCAAAATGTAAACCCTACAGCTAAGTAGCAGGAAGTAAGATGTCACAGTCTCAAATCACATCAACACTGATCTTGAACTACTTTAAGTCTCGGGGCATGGATACGTCTAAGGACCAGTCCCAAAACCCGGAGTTTATGCGAACGTACCGGGAAATAGCTGAGTCGATTCGTAAGTGGCACGATGGCGAAGATCGTGATGAGGCTCGCAGGGAACTGGAAGAAATGCGTCTTGCGTTCAAAGAGCGAGACTCTTTGCGTAAGCACAGCGCAGACCTCGCTCGAATATCAGTGACAGAAAAGGGGCAGATTCGTAGTGCAGGTGCCCGAGTAAAGTCAGCAACAATCGCTGCCCGCGCTAGAGTTGAGACAAGTCGCGCACGCGGTTTTGACGCCGCCGTCTCTAAGCTGGAAGCAGAACTCTCAACTACGATAGCAACTAAGGGAGCAGCCGACAGATTAGCGACTGCCATAGCTGGATCTCTTACGGCTGAAGGTGAGTACGGTGGAATACCGTCAAGCGCATACACAAAAGTATTGGATTGGGCAGCGGAACAAAATATCGATTTTCGCAACCCGAAAGTATTGGAAAGCTTGAAAGACAATCAAGCAACTTACCAATCAATGAAGCTGTTTGTGCAGCGTGCGAAGACTGCTGATGATGCTCAAAGAAACTTAGTAGCACAACTCGACGCAGAAGATGCGACCCAGGCAAAGTTACTTGCAGCACTTGATAAGGCAAAACAAAGTGACGTAGACACAGTTGCCGACCTTCAAAGACAACTACAGCTAAGTACAGCCAAGTCAGCGGAACTCGTTGAAGGCATGGACATGGGTACCGACAAAGCCACTGTCAGTGCTCGAATCGCAAAGATCGATAAAGAAAATGAGACGCTTAAAATCCTTGAGGCGCGTTTAGCCAAAATGGATGCACAGCTTAGCGCCGGCACTGGACCAGCAAGCGAAGACGCAATCATTCGTGGTCGAATCGCAGATGTGATTGGTCGAGACAACTTCCGGCAGTGGGCCAAAGACAATGGCTATACCGAAGATGATATTGGCTACGTAAGATACGATGAAAACAATCGAGCCATTATATCGACCTTTGCCCCTGGAGCGAAAACTATCCGGGCAATGAACCAGTTTGAGCACCAATCAACGAACCCCAACAGGCACAGTCGTCTCTTGGGTCCAAGTTCACGCACGAATGAAATCCACGTCTTTGATATGGTGGTTGACCCCGCAACGGTAGAGCGGTTCAAGCACTCTGACGGTAAGTGGGTAATCTCAACCGATGAAGACGGCATTGAGCGGTACGTCACGGAAGGTGAGTCACGCGACTATCTCTCACGCTATGTAAGGCCAACAGTAAAAGTTGGTGTGGGGGATGACGGGAAAGCCTATCTAAAGGCAGGTAGTGAAGCCAACCCGGTATACTACGAAGTCGATGGTGAAACCGGTAAACCGATTAACGGCGCTTACTATGAAAGAGCCGAGGGACCTAAAACATGGGTACCCAAAGCAGGTGACCTCGGACTGGTTCTCCGCGATGCCGAAGGAAACGCTACTCGCTATCTGCAAGCAGAAGACTTGGCAGATGTGGGTGCTGTTGACTTCTCTACGGCTACTGACGAAGATCGGCAGGCACTCAACTCAGAGTACGGTGACCTAAAAATCAGTGTCGTAGACTCACCTCCTGCGGCTGCTACACGCACTGTAACAGCACGTCGACTCAAGACCGATGCGATGGACGTGTACCACGGACAAGGCGGTCAGAACCATCGAAGCTACATCGACGTGTCGACCAACTTAGAGTTTCGTATTGACCCCACCGAAATAAAGAACTTGAAGTCCTACCAGACAAAGTCGGACACCAACTTCAAGGACTTCGCCAACTTCTTAGGTAGTCGTCGGCAGACCCGTATCGCGGAAAAAGCACAAGATACTTCCGAGATCGAATACGAAGAGAAGATGGTCAATGGTGTGATGACAAGAGAGTACGGCAGCACCAAACTCAATGTGTTCGATAAGCTGCAAGGCAAGATCACTGGTCCTGACTTGAAGCCTGATAGGGCCGAAGCGAGTGCAATCACACAAGAACGCGCCGCCGAAGCAGCGCAAGAAGACCGTCAGCTTGCTCAGGATGCGTTGGACATTGCGCGTCAAGACAGAGAGGCTGCGACAAAACGGTTTAACGAAGCTGCGGAAGATAGCCAAGAACGCAAAGACGCATACGCAGAAATGGTCGCAGCCCAAAAAGTAGTCCGTAAGTCCGGGGAAGCGCTATCAAAGATCGAGCGCAAGCTTGCAAGAAAGGCTGACCCCGCTGCGCGCGTAACCGGCGCTGAGTTGACTGATGACGGTGATGTTACTGATGCTGCTGAACTTGTTGATGCGCCCACAACTACCACGACGAAACCCGCACCCGGTGAAGAAGAAGTTGATACAGATGAGCCTCGGTCACGTACTGACATAGTGACGGGTGAAGATGTTGATGTCACAAGCATTGCCGAAAGGGGTGCTGTACTTGCTGAAGCGAGTGATCTGGCCGAAGACTTGTCACTGAGCAGAATCAGTGCTGACCCTACGGCATATCTGAGAAGACTCAATAGAGCCTACGAACTATCAGATAACGACCCCAAGTATCTTCCGCTTATTGCCCTGGCGCAAACGGAAGCAGGCTACCTGGATCGCGCGCAAAAAACGCTCGACAAGTACACACAGACTGAGGGTGTCGACATTGGCCCCGACTCGATGGCCATTTGGGTCACTGAGTATCTTGGCTCAACAAAGCAAGAGCGGGCCCTAGCACGCGAAGACTTCGATGCACGTATGGCCGATCGCGAGTTCAAAGTAACTCCAATGGCTGATGAGTATTCATCGGTACTTGCCGACATACCTGACATTGTCGCTTCTGGTGATCCTACGCAGGCTTTCGCTGACGCTCAGCTAAGGCGAGAGGGTGAGCACCCTGACCAAATAGTCGCACGTCAACAAGCGGAAGCAGCGGCAGCTTTAGCCGAAGCAAACCGTATAGAAGCAGAGCGTGCGGCAGCAGAGCGTGTAGAGGCAGAACAACAAGAGGCTATCGCAGGTTTAGAGGGTGTTGAAGAACCACCGTTAGATCCCAAAACTCAAGCCCAAGGAGTGCAGGCGCGTGCTGCGGCGACACTACGAAGACTGCTCGGGAAGCGACAAAGAGCATCTGCGGAAACGGCACCGACGCAAGAAGAAGCTGACGCTGTACTAAGTGACGCTGAACGAGATCGGGCGACGGCTGAACGTATTAGACAACAGCGAGAAACAGATACGGCTATTGCGCAAGAGTCTGAGGAAGACACCGGTATTGCGGCAACCAACGAACAGGCCCGTCTTGCCGCAGAAGCCCGCGAAAGGTTGGATCAAGCAGATGCACTGGAAAGTACGCTCGAAGGTCAAGCAGCTATCGCTGAAGCTGAAAGAACGCCGACAAATCTGGAAGGCAGAGCCGACGAAACTGTGCGTTTGGCCCAAGAGCAAGCCACGGGCGACCAAACAGTCGCAGGCTTACTCGCTACGCCAGCCACACCAACCGAACTGGAGATAGAGCAAAAGCGTGCGGTAGCGGCAGAGAAGCGCAAAGAAGAAGAAGAAGACAAGCGGAAAAAAGATACTCAAATCGCCCAACAAGCTGCCGCAGGCGAAGGTATTGACGCAACAGGCGTTACTCCGCCTACAGAGACTCAGACGGTAGAGGGTACCAATGATGAAGATGATGCCTTTAACATACAGTTTCAGTCGACGGGGCCTGAAGTCATAGACCCCCAAGGCGGTCCAAGCCTCAAGCCCGAAGCTGCGAAGGGGCCGACTGGTGCTCAAGACAAACAGCGTGCTCAGATACTTGCTGCCCTTCAAGGCAGAGAGAGTGCTGAGAGTAAGAAGCGCCAAGAGAGCGACAAGGGGCAACCAAGTCCCGCGTCACCGACAGAAACCGCAAAGGCCGGACCTGATACTATGGTTCCAAGTCTCAGTGACAAAGATAAAGCTGAAGCGAAATCACTCGTAGAGAAGATGCGCCAGATTCAGGACGTCATTTATGAAATGGACCAATCGGGAGTTGCGTAATGGCTGATCAACGTAGCGTTATTGAAGGTGCCATACGTGGGATGCTGGGTTTGAGTGAGGCATCGACAGCGTCGTACACCAAAGCAACTGAGCGTGCGAAAGCAAGGACTGAAAAGATACAGGAAGAGTCTATGCCAGGTTTCGGTGACGAAGGTTTCAGTGAGGGTGCTGCCGCTGTTGGTCAACGCATAAGCCAAGGCGGGGGCAAGAAAGAAAAGGACGACAAGGACGATAAGCGTAAGTGGTGGAAGAAGAATCCTAATAAGAACGTGTCTGATCCTTCCGAGATAACATTTGGTAAGGGTACGGGTCAGATCGAAGTCGAACAGAGTGGGTAAGTAGTATGTCGTCATTATTTGAACCTGGAGAAATGGAGGCACTTGCCGAGCAAGCGCGTGCGCAGGTACAGGAAGCACCGCCTACGGAAGTTACGCCGGCTGTGGAAGCTGCACCGACAGGTGACCCACCACCGGTAGATGACCCACCACCAGTAGGTACTCCACCACCAGTTACGAAGACTTCGGCGCCTTCAAACGTAGTAGAAGAAGCGACCGAACGTGCCATGGGCTACGAAACTCTTGTAAGTGACGCACGAAAGAAAGCTGAACTGGACGCTGCTTTTGCCGAAGCCGCAGCAGAATCAGCCGGTCCAGGCGACACCGCCGTCATGAGAGGTCGCTTGGAAGGCGCAAAGGCGAAAGGCGCTGAAGCTATACGTGCGGCAGAAGAACAAGTAACAACGCCACTTGCGGGTGGTGCGGGTAAGAGCACTGTACCGATATTGACCGGGTTTGGTAAGGACGACGATCCTGTAAATGTGTTCGTCGCCGCAGCGCGTGTTGCAGCAAAACAGAAGCAAGTAGAGGACGACTCGGGCAAGGCAGACGCAAAACGAAAAAGCAAGATCCGCGAACTGGCTGAGATTAGGCGCCAACCAAAGGGTCGAAGGGGTTACGCCCATCGAGGTTATACTGCGGGGCAGACCACAAGAATCACTGGTTTGAGCGAAGAGATTGACGAGTTGGGTCAGCAAATAGAAAACTTGGGTAACCTAAGTAAGGCGTTGGAGTCTATTCGAGTCAAAACACTTGGCGATCTACCGGTCAAGAAGAAAATGCTACAGGAAGAAAAGAAGAAACTTGAAGGTGAGCCCACAGAGTTTGACCCTGAACGTTCTCGACGCGCCCAATAGTTGGAAGGTTAAATGGCAAACGGCATCTACATCGACCCCGATATTCGTCAAGAGCAGATTAACAAGCTTTCCAGTAGTCTGAATGTGTCATCCGAAGAGGCTGCGACTCTATTCGATGAGCGTGTGGCTCAAGGATACGATGAACCAGAACCAGTTGAGGTGCCTGAGATTAAAGTGCCTGAGATTGAGCCGCCGAAACCGATAGAGCGGCCTCCGATAGAACGTCCCGAGGCACCTCGAATCACCAGCGACTACGGCGAAATGTCTGAGAAGCGTACACGGCCGCACCAGGGCATTGATATTGCGATGCCTATAGGTCAGCCGGTTCCATCCCTTTCATCAGGGACTGTCACTAAGATAGTTAAAGAAGAAGATGGCGACGGAGGCGGACTGCGTGTTTATGTACGTGACGACACAGGTATGGAAACTCGGTACATGCACGCCAGTAGGTTTCCTGAAGACATTGAGGTTGGTACTCAAGTAGAAAAGGGTCAGCCTATTATGTTTGCCGGTGACACCGGACGCGCGACTGGACCTCACCTACACCTTGAGACGGGCAAGATTGAAAGCGGCGGTAAGTTTGTTCGTATAAATCCAAGCAAAGCTTACCCACAATACTTCAGTGTCGGACCTGGGCCGAGAGAGACACCCGAACACCTCCAACCAGACTTTAAGCTTGAGATACCTACACTGCTGACCAGTCTTGAGTTTGCTCGCAGAGAAGTTACTGCTGGGAGAGATAAAGAGTCCAGTATTCCAAAAAAGATTGAACGGCATGCCCAAGAGATAGGCATTGACGTAAAACGTCTCCGAGAAGCAGCAGGGGTGCAAGGTATCTCACTTGGGTACATGGTAGACGAAGTCAGCAGGAAAGGTCGGCCCGCAGAAGAGGTCATCCAAGAAGCCAAAGACCGTGGGGTATACGCGTTCTTGGACCCCGAGCAACGTGCTGCGCGAAAGAAACGAGGGGCACTTGGTATAGAGAAAGCGGTAGCAGAGTTTCGAGAGACTGGCGATCACACAGTCTTATTGGACGAGTTTGGCGACGATGTCTACAATCCAGGCGAGGCGATGCCGTTCCTGGGAGGTCAGGCTGTTGACTTTGCTGATGTAGCGAAGCCAGATGAGCAGATGTATCAAGCGGCTTCATTGATTGCTGACGCGATAATGAATGACGATGAGGCGTCTAAGGTTGTCGATGCGTTTAGTGAGCACTACAACGGGGCTAAGAAGTACGCGGACAGCCGTACTCAACAGTATCTCAAGAAGAACAATCTCACACCTGCCAGTGAAGGTTACGCTGAAATGGAGCGTAAGTTCAGGGATAGATCCGTTAGAGAGATAGTTGCGCTCAAGACAGTCGGTATGTGGACTGGCCCGATTATCATGCCGGAAGAAGAACTACTGGAGTCCGCAGCCGACAAAGATCTATCTGATCGGTTCTTCGACGCGCTCAAGCCAACTGTTGAAGTTGTCGGTATTCGGAAGGTCGGCAATAAAACAGAACTTGTGGTCAGAGAAGAAAACCCACTACTCTACTTTCTCAACCTAATCGACATGGCAGCATCGGCTGGTGTGGGTGCTCTATCTGCCGAAGGTGACAGGCTTGAAGGTGCCGTTGAGGGCATGGAGGCTCGACGTAATCCGTTTGAGGCAGCGATTGATAGTGAGTTTGCTGAGAAGAACGCGGCAACCAAGACCATCGCGTTTATCGGTGGTGGCTTAATAACCATTCTGACTCCTGACCTATTGGTCGGCGCGGGTGGAGTGGCTAAACTATCATCGAAGCTGCTCGACGTAGTAACGACAAACCGTGCTGCCAAGAGAGGTAGTCAGCTTCTGGCGGATCTCTCAGTCGCACGGGGCGCAGAAGACTACGAAAAGGCGTCAGAACTCGAAGCAACATTGCGTAGTGAGTTCAAAGAAGCAGGCGGCTTAGCCGATCTTCTTGATGTTCTTGACATGGAAGCAGCCCACCTTTTAGCGAAAAATAACCCCGAAATGATCGATGGCGAGTTTGTTCAAAAACTTGCGATCATTGATGCGTCTATAGTTAGCGACTCAAGCATTGGCCCAAGGGCGCTTGCTCTACATCCATCTTTCCGTAAGCCTCGGTTGACTGCGACCGAAGGCAATAAAGGAGCAATGGGTGTCGGCTACGGTGGTGAGGGTGGTGGTCTGTATGAGACCCAAGATATTCTTGACGAGTTGAACGCAGCAAAGAACGAGATCCTGGCTTCTGGTACAGGCGGCAAGCTGACACAGCTACAGACAGCAAGCGGAAAAAACGTACAAAAACTGGAAAGACTCGTTGAAGCTGTGGATGACCCCGAAGGTGCGCAGTTTATCGCGCGACTAAAAGATTCACTTGCAGATGCTATCGACGACCCGAAGGCATGGAGACATAGGTTTCACGGTGACGGAAACCTCGAAAGTGAGTTGGCTCAAATCACAGCACTTCGAGGCCCGACACAGGAACAGATTACGGAAGCAACAAACTACGCTCGACGGTTTCCTGCGCCCGAAGCGGAAGAAGTACTTAGAAAACTTCAAACCGAAGCGAAACTTGCTAAAGGTCGAAGGAAGAAGATACACAAACTCTTGGTTAAGATTGAGACAAAGGCCAAGAATGTTGAAGACCCGCTGGTCATCGTGGATCGCGCCATCGAGACAGTGCGGGCCAACAATGAAGCCCGTGGTATCGCAGCCAAGCTACTTAGTGAAACTCTATCAGGCTCAAGAAAACTCAAGCCAGTCACGGGCGACCCACGAATCGCGTTGCCCAAGGGTGCAGTAGAACTGAGTGGTGAGGCTAATGTCCTCGCAAACAAACTCGGGGACGCCTACGACGTCACTGATGAGCAGGCACGCGCTCTGGCAAGTATCATGGATGCTCGGGCAAGAGCCTGGGGCACAGCCAACGGCAAACCCGCAAGAGACTACTTCAATCAGAATATCTCGAAGATCGTCAAAGGCGAAGACGTCAAGAAGCCCCTGTTTGAAATGAACGAAGTCGAAGGTGGGCTGGTCGAGATCACAACCAAAGAGATCAAAGACGCAGATGGCTTTGGCCTCATGTTCCGCGTACAAGATGATGTCTTGTCAGTAAAGACGGTAGAGTTACCTCCCAACTTACGCGGTCAAGGTATTGGTGCGGCACTGTACGGACGCGCACTGCAACACGCCAAGTCTCTTGGTAAGGGCTTCGCCAGCGATGTAAGCCCAAGCCCTGACGCAATAAACGTATACGAAAAACTGATCAAGCGAGGCGCACCAATACGTAGGCGCCAAGTAGACCTGCCGGATGGCACATCGACACGACAATATATTGTGTCAGCCGATGACCTCGCCAAAGCTAACTTGAAGGGTCTTGAGACAATCACCCCAAAAGCTTCAGAAGTTGTGGCGGAGCAAGTTACTAAGACAGAACAAGTCTTGGGCATACGTAACTTAGACAGAGCAGGGTTCGAGTCAAAGATAAAAGAGTTGAAGACGGGTAAAGCTGTCGCACGTTTTCTTGCGAGTGATGCCGAAAATGCTTCTGACCGGATGATCGCGTTCCGTATCATTCCGTACCTTGACGACGTAACCGTAACCGTGGTGAACGATGGTGTAAGAGCGCCAAGTCGGATTGCTCAGACTTTCAAGTATTCTACCGCATCAGGTTTGTCCCAAATAGACTCGAAGACAAAAGGTGCGCGAGTATTCCTTCGCGGCATAGATATTGGCAATAACGGTATTAGCGCAGAAACTGTACTCCATGAACTGCTACACGCTGTCACCCAAAGACGTATCAAAGACGGATTGCTTATAGCTAATCAAGGGACTGAACTTAGCAAAGCCGTAATAGCACTCAATGACCTAACAAGGGTAGTTATTAAAGAGTGGGAGGCTGCTAAGTACCCCGTTGTACCGGGCAACCTAAACATGGATGAGTTGCTTGCCTGGGGTTTAAGCAACAAAGAGTTTCAAGATTGGCTACAAACAATCAAAGTTGGTGAGCAGACTGCGTTCAACAAGTTCGTACAGGTTATTGCTGACCTACTCGGTATACCTCGCGGAGAAACAAACGCATTAAGTGAGGTTCTTCGGCTTACTGACGATATTCTTCGTGCGCCGATTGAAGACCTACCTAAGACAAAGTTTCTCGGTAAGGGTGATGACGTTACAGTCGAAGTAGCAGCGGCTGAAATGGCCACGACAAGGATGATGCCACCAGCAGTTGAGATTGCGTCAGACGGTCGAGCAGTGCTCAATGCGTTTGTGCAACCAACGCTCACGGGCGCTATTCGCGGCATGGCGCATGTGTTCAGACGTGACATCGATCCTAATGACTTAAAAGTCATTGAAGAATGGTGCGGGGTCAAGAACGGTCGGTGGACTGAGATTGCTGAAGAGAAGTGGGCGCGAGGCTTCGAGAGTTACTTGGCCGAGGGTATCGTACCCAATGATGCAGTACAGACCGTGTTCAATAAGTTCAAGGTCTGGATCACCGAAGCGTATCGTGGCGTGATTGGCTCCCCTGTTGACGAGCAAGTACCAGACAACATTCGTCGCGTAATGGATCGGCTGCTCACAGAACAGCCGCCTGCTGAACCACCATTCAAGCGAACCTTAGAAGCGATGAGCCTGGGCAGCACCAGTCAGATTGTTGAGACTGATGTAGACCCGTTGATGGAGTTGGCAAAAGCTGCACGTAGTCAAGGCTTACGTAACTCAGAGCCCAAGCTGATCTTGTCTTCACTTGAACAGAACGGGGCAGTTGTCTTTACAAAACCTGTCGAGATCAATGGCGTACGAAAGAAAGTGTGGACGGAAGAAGACATTGCTGAGTTGCAGTTAAATATGGAGTCTAAGTCTCGTATTGCGAAGCAAATGGAAGACGCACCAGAAATCTCTCTGCGCGATGTACCGAAAGCCGAAGCAGCCGAGGCAATCGACGAAAAAATACTTGCGGCAGTTGGTGGTGACGATGCGCTGCGTCGAACAGCGCGGTTGGCTGTTTACACCGTACTTGGTGGTGACAACGTTGGTGTCGTAATGCGTCGACTGCGTCCCGAGCACAGACACTCAGCGGAAGCTGCGAGTCGGTCAGCAGAACAAGCTATCGGTGACGCGATTACGCATGTGTCTGAAACAGGCTCTAAAGGTGGTATGGAGCGCCTGTTTCAGTTTCTTGGTGGAGTGAAGACCAAGTTCAGGGCAGGTCGTGACGCTCTTTCATCGGGCGAGGACTTTATAGGCTTGTCGATGCTAACCATGCAGAACACTATTCAGTCTCTTGCAAAGGTTAAAACAACGGTAAAAGGGCCTGACGGTAAGAAGAAAACACTACTCGACTTCCTCGGTGACATGGCCGAGGCGACTGATGGGCCCGAAGGATTCAAGAAAGGCTACGAAGCTTTCATGAGTGTGGGATCGAACAAACAGGCAATGTCGAAGGTTTTTGACGCATTAGGCGACAAAGGCAATCAGATGTTTGCTGACCTTATGGAGAGTTTCTACCAGGGGCAGAAGAAGCGCCCCGAAGAGGCTCAGTATTTGAAACTGATGATGGAAGCTACCGGATTACACATCGGTCAAGTTACGGACCTCAAAGGCGTCGAAAGAGCCCAAGCGATGTTTGAAGGCATCGAAGATATATATGGTAGAGAGGGTGCCTTACGCGCGTCTGTTCTACTTGCTGCCCACGGACAAGCCGCCCGTTCGCGCACTATTTGGTCAGGGTTGGGGCTCGCTATTGACCAAGATACGATGAAGGCTTGGAGAAGCTGGTTGAATGGTGAGACGATTGACTCTGACATGATCCCGAAGATGCACGAAATGTTGCGTAACTACGGGATGCGTCCCGAGTTTGTTGATGATGCTGTAATGGAAGCAGGCTTTTACATACCAAGAGCAGCGAGAGAAAAACTCACAGAAGTATTGGCGAAAGCAAAAGTCATAGAAGACCCTGAAAAGATGACGAGTCTCCAAGAAGTAGGTTCGTTTGTAAAGTTTATCTACACCTACATGAAGACCCGTATGACCCGTGGTGGATTCTTTGTGCGTCAGCGTTACTTCCTGATGAATACAGTCGACCACTTCAGCCAGATGGCGATGGTTTCGGGATACAGGCCCGCACTTGCATCAACTGTTCGAGTAGCCACGCAAAACGTGATGGTGCTTCCTGGCGTAGCGCACACACTCGGGTTGATCGACAAGGTAGGTGGTGCTCAAACAGCAGAGAATCTACGTAGAGTCCTTCAATCCGGTGGAGACGCAGCGGCCAACGCTGTTGGAAGGATGCTTAATGTCTCGAAGTACCGCATTGAAGTGAACCCGATCTTGGAGGGTGTTGCTAGGGATGGCAGCAGAACATTCCGATTGGTCGACCCCAAAACAGGGCAGGCCAGGTTCTATAACTACGATGACATTCGACGAATCGCCGTTGAAGAAGGTATCTTCGCCAGCTTCGACACCCGAGAACTGCAACGCTCAATCAAAACGGGTATGCGTGTTGAGGCTGATGCGTTTTTCAAAAATACTGACGGTATTGGATCGGCGGCAGGTCGACGAGTAAAGGAAACACTCGGCTTCTTTACCGACAATGTAGCCAAGACAGCAGAAGCTTGGTCCGAGCGTGAACGTATCGGCGCCTTAGTGACTCTCATGGAAACGGGCATGGAGCCGAGACAGGCTGCGCGACTCGTTATCGACGGATTGTTCGACTACGCAGGCTCGATGAGCAAGTTTGACCGACACATGATTGTCTCATCCCTGTTCCCATTCTGGGCTTTCCAAAAGAACGCAAACCGCCTTATCCTACGTCAACTGGCTACACCCGCAGGTGCGTATCGAATGGGTGTGTTGCGCCGGTCTTACACAACCAGTGCTGAAGCAATCACAGAGTTGCTGTATGAACGTGTAGCTGACCCTTACGGCCTTGACGCCGAGAGGATGCCGCCTGAACTGCAAGACAAGTATTACTTCCTACGGAACATGATCGAGAACGGATACGGGCCGCTGGAAGACTTGAAAAATCACCCCGAAGGCTCAGTCATCATCGAGACTATTGAAGAAGACTACGGCCCAATCGAATCAATCGACCCCGAAAAACGGAAGATACTTGAGCAGGGTTACGGCGGTTACGCCAATACACCAAGAGACATGCGTGATGCGCTCCGACTTTACTTCGCGGGGAACGCTGATGGGTTCGTTGAGGAACTTGAGTCAAAGGGTGAAGCAGGTCAAATGGTTAGTTTGGCGGGCAAGTTGCGTGAACGTATGCACCAGATTCAGCCGATGACGGAAGCGGGTGAGACATTCTCTGACTTCTACAACGCTAAGCCAGGTGAGTCTGCGAGACGTAACTTTCACAGAGACAGGGTCGGTGTTAGTCTCAAACCTGCGATGACAGAAGACACGCGCAAGTTTCTACGCATGGTTCGCAACGATCCCGTCACCGGGTTCAATGATGTGTACCTGGACATTCTGTACCCTGACAGCACAATCTACGCGGGTTTACGTCATGCTGCGGCAGTGATCGCCTTACCCATTATCGGTCTTCGCGCAATGTTCGTAGATGAAGACACGAATATAAAAAATGCCATGATACGTTCTGCGCTGGACATGATGGGCGACCCACTGGACTCCCCACTACCCAACTTGATTGCGTCTGCGTTTACTGAGAGAGACTCAAGACCTCGACGCCTCAATGTAGACCTTGCTAAGGACCTGCGCGGACTCAAGAACATGGGTGTCCCATTACCTACGATTACTATCATACCTGGTGTGAGAGATGAGTTTGCGCCAGAGGGTGAACAAGTCATCGAGAAAGAAAGAGCCTATATGTCAGGCGGTACAGGCTCTATGCTCTTCGCTCTCACACCTCTTGGCGAACTCAATGATATTATGGCTCGGTTGGAAAAAGCGCCGATTCAAGAGCGTATGGGCATACAGGGCGAACTCCTGCAATGGGCCGAAGTTCTCCTGGGTCTTCAAGTTGTGGAGACTTCACGTCAAGTGTCTGCAAAGGCAGATGCACCTAAGTTTGATATGATTACGTCAACACCACCTATACCCAAGTAGTTAAAAGTGTTACTCTAACCGCAGCGCTCGGAGACAGACATGGCGAATCTTTGGAACGTGATGGGTTACTCCTATCACAATAACGCATCGCTTAGCGGTAACGCGGGTCCTTTCGCAGTTACAAAAGACGCAACAAACTCAAAGTTATCTTCGGAGTTTCCGCGAAACTGCGAGATCAATGCAGTTGAGATATTTTTAACCTCAATATCGACTGCCACTGAAGTAACAATGTACTTGGCAAGAGACTCTATAGGAGACTCGGCGTTCACTGCTGGGGGCAACACAGGGTCCACTCAACCCATTAGAACCGGATTTACGTCGGGTACAGGTTCAGTCGTCTTCTACATAGACACCGACTTCAACTTCGACTCAGATGTAGCCAACACAACAGCCGGTACAATCTACGCTGTAGTAAATGTTAACGCGGGTTCTGCGGTGGCTGATATTCGCGTACACTGGAGAAGCATCTAATGAATAGCGGCTCAGTTTACGAAAATAACATCAAGGTAGATGCGTCAGGAAACGCCACTATTTCTGGGAACTTGACTGTTCAAGGCACGACTACCACGATCTCAACTACGAATAGTGTCATAGCCGATAAACTCATTGAGTTGGGTAACGGGTCTTCTGGTAGCGCCAGTGGTGACGCGGGCATTATCGTTGAGCGTGGAAGCGACACTAATGCCGGCCTTGTTTGGGACGAGAGCGCAGACACTTGGGTTGCGTGTACTACATCGGCTACGGGTGCAAGTACCGGCGATCTCACGCTTACCAATGCGGCATTGAAAGCTTCGGTTATTACTGCGTCCACCAGCTTGACGCTTGCAAGCGGTGCCACAGTTACTGCGATCAATGATGAAGACGCAATGGGATCAAACAGTGCAACTGCACTGGCGACTCAACAAAGCATCAAAGCTTATGTTGATTCTCAAACGTCCGGTGCCGGTAACATGGACAACTGGATCTTGGAAGATGATGACGGCACCGAAGTCACAGTATCCGACGGCAAAGAAGTAAAGTTTATTGGTTCTGGCCTTACAACCAACTTTACAGATACTTCTGATGGTAGTGATGCTGACCCATTTGATCTCACGTTTACTGTAGATGCCGCACAGACCGGCATCACGTCAGTTGTGAACAGCAGCCTTGAGATTGGTCGGGATGCAGACAACCGCATTAAGTTTGGTACGGACAACCAGATCATCTTTGAAGTCGATGGTGGCGACAATGTCATCTTCAAGACTGGTGGCGAGATCGAAGCTGCCTCATTGGACATCAGTGGTAATGCCGACATCGACGGCACGATGGAAGCAGATGCTTACACCGTAGACGGCACCGCACTTAATGAGTACATAGCCGATACCGTTGGTGCAATGGTTGGCTCTAATACAGAGACTGGAATCACAGTCACTTATGAAGATGGTGATAACACCCTTGATTTTGTTCTTGATCTACCTGTTGCAACGGGAGCATTGAATAGTGGTAGCATTACCTCTGGTTTTGGAAACATTGACACTGGATCAAGTACGATTGCAACAACGGGTCAGGTTTCTTCCGGTGATCTTGTTATTGGTGGCACTGCTACACTTGCAGAGGGCAAGTCACTAAGTATAGGGACACCACTTCTCCCGTCAACAGACCACACATCTAGCGGACTCACGGCTCAAATGCTGGCCGGTGGCACAATCGCAGCGTTCCAGACTGTGTGTATCCATACGGTTACAGGTGAAGTGGTTATCTCTGATGCGGACGCTATCGCAACTATGCCTGTTATTGGTATCGCCCCTGCTGCAATCTCAGATACTGCGACTGGAACGATTCTGCTTCAAGGGTTCATCCGTGAGGATGATTGGAACTGGACGATCGGCGGCATCCTGTATGCTGACAACACGACTGCGGGAGGCATGACGCAGACAGCACCAACAGGAAGCGGAGACTTTGTACAGGCTCTTGGGGTAGCACTTAGCGCAGACGTTGTTTACTTCAACCCAGCATTAACGCTGGTAGAGGTTGACTAAATGGGGATTGCTAAGGTCAATAATGTAGCGGGGGCGGCTGTTGGCAAGGTTAACAATGTGCCGGTGGGAAACATCGCCAAGGTTAATGATGTAGAGGCAGCAGCCGCCGGTCAAACAGCAACACGTTGGGTAGCGGCACACGACGGAAACGGTAGCCACATTTTCATCTCCTATGCTCCGCACAGTGACCGGACAGACTGGACGGGTACTACAGTAATCCAAAACACACATCCCGACAGTTACTGGATTGCTTATGGAAAAGACGGCAGTGGTAACGGACTTTGGGCCACAGTTACCGGTAGTAGTAGTATTGAGATTGCTCACGACGGAAATAACGATGTGACCGATGGCAGCACATGGACAAGTGTTTCATCCGACAGCAGCAACGAAGACCTTATGAAATGTCGAACAATCGCATGGGGTAATGACGTCTGGATCGCTATGGGGCACATGACCAACAGTGCGAAAGAGTTATATCGCTCAACGGATGGTGCAAGCTGGGCTGAGATTGACTTATCTGGCGTCACGGGTATGAATATACAAACTGTGTACGGCCTCGCAACAGACGGTGCTGGTAGTTGGGTCTTCGGGCAGCAGTCTAACTTATTTGCAAGCACAGATAACGGGAGTAGTTGGGCGCCAGTAGATTCATACCCAGGCGGTGTGGTTGTCGATGTCGGCTTCACAAACAACACTTGGGTTGTTCTCGATGTTGGCGATCCCGGTCAGATAAACACTGTTGGTGCGTCAGCATTTGCAACAGAAATGGGTGGCGGCAGTAACGCAACTTGGGGCACTCAAGAGTTGACGCATAGTAGTGGCGACGTAAACACAGCACAAACCGGCAACAAGAGAACAACGATTGCGTGCGGCGGCGGTGTGGTTATCGCTTCGGGTCTAGCTGCGACAATGGCACTCGATGTAAATGGTACAACGGTATCTGTTCGTTCATCCGGCAAGGTAATGGTTGGCAGCGGTAACGTGATCGGCGGAAACATTAACACCATCGCGACCGATGGGAATGGCGTGTGGCTCGTCGGTTCGGATGGTGCGAGTGGAGACGGTGGCGACGTAGGCCAAAGCACGGATAATGGCGCCAACTGGACACAGGTTAAAGATGACTTCAACTATGAAGGCGACCGTAAGTTTGAAGCTTTACGCGCAAATGTATACTTACCAGTTTAGGGGTTTGAGTATTTACTGCTTGAAACCAAATCAGTTAACACACATAATAGAGACACCTCAAGGAGCCGACGATGGCATTTAAGACTGCGGACTTTGATAGTTCCATTCTCCCATACAAGATTATCCACGATACCGCATTGAGCGGATCGAACAGCGGAACAGCTACTGCCCGCGTTGATATGACAAACGGCGAGGCTGGCTTTCTCTACTCGATGAACATTGACAACAAGGTAGGAAACCCTGTCTTTTTGAAGATGACGTTTACCGAGTCAAGCATCACTGTGGGAACTACAAACGCGGACCTAATGATCAAGGTTCCTGCGTCAACTGAAGTTACGTACACAATGCCCGAGGGTATTGACTTCACGAAACTTAGTATGTGGTGCGTAACTTCCGGCGCTGTAGCGGGCACAACGGCTCCTGCGAACACTGTACTCATTACTCTCGTTACTTCTTAGGAGACTATCATGGCTGTTACAAAGGCTGATGTCGCAGACAATCTCGCTACCTACCTAATCACAGACACGGATGCCGACACTACGGCTGAAGCTAACATAACGGGTAACTCATCAGGAAATATCTACTGTGTGTACGGTGACAACACAACGAACCAAGTTGCAAGTTACGTAAAGATTGCTGACAACAGCAGTGCAACATCGTCCAGCACTGTACCTGACTTTGTATTTTACTTCCCGCTTGGTAGGGCTGTTTCTTACATTGTAGGTGACGGCCACGCATATTCTGCGGGTGTATCCTTTTGGGGTACATCAACCGTAGCCAGCGGTTCTTCGCAAACGGAACCTGCTTCTCTCTTCACCGTTCGCGTTCTCGCAACTTGAGGATTACATGAAAGACTTTATCAACTCGCTCTTCTGCTCCCAAAAACGCGTCTCTTGGCGCCGTCTTGCTGTATTGGTTCTTGGTACCGGACTACTCTCCGCTGGCATGCTTGCGTCAGATCAGTGGCTGTATTTGGCGTTAGCGTACATTGCGGGTGACTCAGCCGAGAAAGCCATGGCTGCAATCTCCAAGAAGTAATGAATGACACTATTCGCTTCGGAGTTTGATCGTTCGTTTAGGCATCGAGTTGTTCACTCTGATGACTGCAAAGCTACGATCAATAAGAACGTATCAGGCGGTCCATGCGTCTTAAAGTCAATCATCGTCGACAATATCGAAGGTGATGACATTAACTGGATTCGTTGTTCTAACGGTACATCGGGCACAATAGGCTCGGATGAGATTCGAGTTAGCGTACCCTGCCCTAAAATCAGTAAGAGAACATTCACTTTTCCTGACGGCATACCCTTTGATCAGAGTTTGTCTTTTTGGTGCTCGGGGTCCAGCACACTCAACTCGACCAGTGTGCCAAACATCACAACTGCTACGGGTAAGATTAAAGTCACACTGGTTTTGGGGTGAGCAATGGCGTTTGTTTCCAGTTCAACATTCACGCGATTAGTCGATAGCATCTATGTCGATAGAAATAGTAACGCTACAGCGCAGACCAACATCACAGGAGCCGCCGCTACGTTCTACGGCGCCGAAGTAGACAACCGAATGAACCAAGATAATCCGGTGTTCCTAAAACTGTATGACACCGGATCAGCGACGAATAACACAGCACCTACGATCGTACTTTACGTACCGCCCGCGTCTATAGGCCGTTTCGTTTTCTCCGAAGGGGTTAGCTTCGCAACAGCCTTAACGGCTCTTGTCACTGCGACCGCGACAACATCGAGCACCGCGAAGAACCCTGCTAACCGTGTCATAACCAAGCTACTTGCGGCATAAGGATGAAAGAAATGGAACCTGTTACATTGACCACAATCGCCGTTCTTGCGTCCTTGGGTGTCGGTTTCGGTGCAGGGTGGGGCTTGAAGCCAGATGCAGGTACAAAAGCGATTGAGGCGCAGACAGAGGCCATTAAAGAACTAAACAGCGGTAACGAAGCGCTCGTCACCAAAGTTCAAGAAGTCGCAGTCGAAGAAGCTAAACGTGAGACGGCTATTGCCGATAAACTCACTGATATGCCACCTCCCTGTATCAAAGAAGTCGGGGGAGATCCTATGTCATTGCAATGTATGTGGGCTCTGTGTATCAGAACAGGTGAAACAGATAAGCAACGATGTGAGCCATCCAAGTTGACGGACAAGCTACTCGGGTCTTATAGTTGTACTGAACCGCAGTAGTTTTGAGGGCACGATGGAACTACAAGATTTAGCTGTACCTGGACTCACTGTAGTATTTGCTGCGGGTATTTCGTTTGCTTCTTTTGATTCTGCTGCTCAAGAGGTTCAAGAAGTTGACCGCAGAGTTGAGGTTCTTGAGTCTAAAGCAGGCAAGCAAGAGGTTGTTGATGTCAAGATTGAAGGCATTGAGCAACGCCTGGAAAAGATGGAAGACATTGTTCAAAAGATGCTGGATAACCAGCAACAGCAAGCCATCAATATCGCTCAAATCTGCCAAGCCACAAACGCTAACTGCGGCTCGTAGCATGCGCCCGATTCTTCTCGACTATGTCGAATCGATAGGCCACACTGTATTTGA